AGGCTCGAACTTCATCAGTGGTCCGGGGCTCGCCGCGCGTCAGCTGGCGTTCCAGAACGACCCCACACTGGCGATCGGCTACAAGCCTCTGGGCGTCTTCATCAACAGCGCTCAGGGCAATCCCTTCGAGAACACCCCCGGTCCGGCTTCGGGCAAGGGTCCCTACGTCAGCGCGCAGGGTACCTACGGGAACGCCCTCTACGAGACGTTCGCGCTCGTGGCGGTCGGTGCTCTCGCTCAGGGTGGGGCCATCACCTACACACCGGGCATGGAGCTCATGGCCAGCCGTAACGGCTACATCATCCCAACGGCTCAGGTCATTGGTGGCGCTGTCACCCCGATCGACACCGTAGGCATGGGTGCTGAGTCGTACGTCGGCGTCGGTGGTGGCGCTGGTGTGGCAGGAAGCGCCACGGTCCTGGGTATCGTGAAGATGATCCCGGACGCCGTGCAGAACGAAGTCGTCTACGACCAGCGGATCTAAGGGAGGTGATGACATGCCTAACGTAAGCAACGCAGTCAAGCAGAAGATCATCTCCGACTACATCCGTACGCCGGAGGGACGTCAGAAGCTGGCAGCTTCGATGACACAGCCTTTGCGAACGCGCAGAGACTACACTGCCGTCGGGAGAAAAACCTTTCTAGTCGAGCAGTTGCCCGATGGTGCACTGCCGATCTACGATAAGGACCCGGATGTGACGGCATATGTCGTAGGCGAGGAAGGTCAGAACATTCTGGCAATCACGAAGCCACGACGTGTCATCTTCCCATTGTTCGAGATCGCCAGCAACCCGGAGATCCCGCTGACCCAGATCAAGGAGCGCAGGTTCGATCTCATCGAGCGTGCACAAGAGCTGGCTCGGGCGCAGATCCAGGCTGCCGAGGACGAGAGGGTGTTCGCCATTCTCGACTCGATCGCCACCGCTGGTTTCGACAGTCTGCCGGCACAGCTGAACCCCGACATCCCGGTGGTGGCACCCATCTCGGGTGCGGTACTGGCAGATGCCTTCGCTCTCGTGGAGCGCCATGACCTTCGGGTCGCACGCGTCTTCATGAACGCGAGGGACTACGCCGACCTCCGCAAGTTCGGCAGAGACATTCTGGACATCGAGACCCAGGCCACGCTGCTCAAGACTGGCCTGATGGGTACCCTGTGGGGAGCCCAGGTCATCGTGTCCCGTCTCGTCCCTGTCGGCACGACGTACGTCTGCGCGGAGCCGGAGATGTTTGGGAGGATCCCGGTCAGGACGGAGCTCACGGTTCTGTCCGCTGACGATCCAAAGGCACGCACCATAGGGTTCTCGGTGTTCGAAAACCTCGGGATCGGTGCCTACAATCCGCGTGGTCTGACTCGTCTGACCATCACCCGCTAGTCCGCTAGCGGAGCGGTTCTGACGCGAGACCCCGCCTCCTTCGGGAGGTGGGGTCTCGTCGTTTTACACACCAACGTCTGGTGTATTGGATACACCAAAATTACCCCATAGGGTTTGCAAGTGAGGGCCTCCCATAGAGTTGGATCCGTCCGGTTTCAGATGGTCGCTAACTCCTCTATAGCTAGGACCAGATGAAGGTCCTGACTCGGGAGAAGGGACGTGCATAAAAAGATCGCTCTCCGATGGCTACTGGCAAGACTACAGAAGGTAGCCCTTCGCAAGAGGACCCTGAAGAACATGCTCGAGCGAGAGGGTGCCTTTGGGGTGATCTCGGCCTACCGTCCCCTTACCAAAAGGGAAAACAAGCTGAGACACCAGCAGCTCATCCAGGATCTACAGAAGCTTGGGTATCGTCGCTGGGAAGAGAACAAGAGCCAGTGGACGGAGGATGAGAAGACGACCAAGGAGAAGTCTCTCCTGGTGCCGAACATCAAGCCCGAGGACCTATACGAGCTCGGAAAGAAGTACGGTCAAGAAGCGACCATCTACAAGGGTGGTGACGGGGTCATCGGGATGTACTATCCGGGAGGGAAGTACGCCCACGTGGCTGTCGATCCGAAAGGTGATGCCGCGTTCCAGATCTCCGAGGGCGACGCCCTATTCTCCCGTCCGAACCGGGACTGGTCGTACGAGTTCGATTTCCTGTGGGGAGAGAAGGTACCGTGGGATGGTAAGCATCCCTTGACCCGGAAGCAGGTGAGGAAGCACCTCCAGCAGGTAGAACAGAAGGCCAAGGCAGAGGCTGCTGGCGGGGAAGCTCCCATGGAGACCGGCGAGCAGGCGGGTGAGGAAAGCACCTGGGATGACTTCCTGAAGGAACGGTACGACGGGGGCAAGAAGAAGGTCCCCAACACGAACAAGGACACCAGGGATACTTACCCTGAGGTCACAGTCAACCACCTGCTGAAGACGGACAAAGACTTCTCTGAACGTCTCCGACGCGAGTACAAGTCGTGGGGTGGTGAGGCCAGGAAGGCATCCTTACGGGTTGCCTCCCGCTGGCTCCTAGTGAACGGAGTCCGGTAGGTCCTTTTCCAACGCTTCTTGGATCTTGGTTTTCTCGACCAGGTCCTTGGTTGGATCAGACGGATCATCGACCTTGACGAGCGTGGGGGAGAAGTGGAGCTCGAGCTCTGTCCCTCCCCGAAAGACTGCCTTGAACCTCTCCCTATGACGTGGGTTGAAGCCCAGATGATCGGTTGGTAGCGGCTGCTTGGGCTTGTCTCGAGCCCGACCCTTGCGATCCTTTCTTCGCTTTCTGTTCTTTCTTCGTCCCATGGGCAGACCTCTACTGATCTACACTATTGCTACTCCCAGGACGTCGCAAGTTAGCATCTCTGGTTCGGTTGGTAGCCTATAAGCTGAGAGTATTGAGCGAAGCGCATTGCTCTCACCCGGAGGTTTTTCAATGCCGAACCTCGACAACGCTCCTGCGAATGGTCTTCAAGGCCAGTCGTATGTGTACAACTACGGGACGACGCCGAACACCCGTACTGCGGTCAGCCAGAAGGTCCGTCTCCTGGCCCCGGTGTACGGGGATAACGTAGCTCTGCACCAGATGGGCGTGGTGTCGTCGTTCAACCCCTCTGAGTCCAAGTCGGTCGAGCCGGTGCGTGGCGTGGGCTTCGGCGATCAGATCGCCGAGCTCGTGCCGTCGGTCACTGAGCCGATGACGGGGTCCTTCGAGCGAGCACTCCTCTACCTCTGCAATCTGTGGCAGGCCACGGGTTACGCAGCTGGTGTGGATGGTCCTGTTCGATCTCTTCGTCATCACAGGTGGCCGTTCGACATCGAGCAGCAGCTCGTGCTCTCGACGCTAGCGGACTACGACCTTGGTGGTTCTGGTGCGGCCAACGTGGGTATTTCTGGGACCGCCGGCCAGTTCGATGGCGGCGTGAACCAGATCACCTACCCGCTGACGACCCCTGACCGGGGACCTTCTGCGGGCGGTGTCGGTGGTCGTAGCTCTGGTGGCTCGACAGCCTTCCCACCTCCGGAAGGCGCAGCATTTCCGGGGCATTCAGCCATTATCACCATGTATGAGGCCTGCTGGTTCAACTCGTGGTCAACGACCTTTGCGAAGGACTCGGGCATGATCATGGAGACAGGTGACGTTACGATCACCGATACCCATGACTTTGCATCCGTGTACGGTGAGTTCCTTGCGAGCGGTAACGACCCGAGCATCGGACAGCTCGGCTCCATTCGGTTCGGAGCTGAGGGGTTGGGTACTGTCTCTGCGGCTGGTGGGGGAATTGCTGGTACGGCGACGGTCTCGGCTTTCGTGACCTCCTCGCTGCCTGACCAGACCCCATAGTAGACCTTCCGGGTACTGTTATAGAGTCCCCTGGTCGTTGTAGTCAGGGGGTTCTGTGACAAGACGACGAACGAATCTCGAACTACCCGGAAGCGGCCGGGCCAATGACGAACGAAACAGACGAACGTAAGCATCTCTCGCGCTATATCTCCGTTCCCTCCTAGTAGGGAGCGGCCATGACGAATGAAGACGAACGACCTGAATAGAACTTTCGTGCTGTAGGGTCGGCCTTGGCTGCTTCCCAACAAGAGGAAGCAGTTATGCCAATCGACATGACGACACTGGAGGCTGCCCTGGCCCCCCTTGAAGAGGTGGGACAGGGAGAAATCACTTTCCAGGTCGGAACCATCGAAGTCACCCTGAGAATCCTTGTGCCGGAGGAGGAGCTCGAGTCGCAGCGGTATGCTGTGCAGGTCTTCGAGGACGGCAACGAGGACGATCGCCATTCTGTCCTGGCCTACATGGACAGGATGAAGCTTGCAGTTCTGTCCTACGCCATCATCGGGGTCGGAGGGCAGGACCTCAGGAACGAGAAGGTAGTGGCCACCGGGGAGCACCTTCCGAACGGTAAGGAAGTTACCGTGGAGAGGCACGTGGCCATCAGGCAACTCGTCCGTAAGTGGTCCCGGCCGATCATCAGTGGGATGTTCTCGAAGTACACGGAGCTCGTCGGGAAGGTCGAGAAGCAGGCCGAGTCTGCGATCGAGTTCGAACCCTCGGACATCGATGCCGAGATCGCTCGTCTCGAGGAGAAGATTGCTGAACTTCACAAGGAGAAGGAGCAGCGGGACGAGGAAAGGGGACCGGATTTCAACGACGAACTGAGGAGCATCGTACAGAAGGATGCAGAGCAGGGTCCTGATGGTCCCTCTCCCAGGGGACTGGCCCCGCAACGTCCTGACAATCCCTCTCCCAGGGGACCGGTTCCACAGCAAAAACGCGCCGAGCCGGCTCCTCCCCCACCGCCTGACCGGCCCTCACGGAGACAGAGCCTTCTCCCAGAGGAAACGGAGCCCCCTGTGGATGTACCCGTCTCCTCCCCGCAGCCGGGTCCCCAGCGGCCACAGAGAGTGTACGCTCCGATGGATTCCTTTGTGGACTCCGGCGATCAGGAAGCCATGGACAGGGCCGTGGCAGCAGAAAATCAGCGCTTGATGGAGATGCGGAGGAGGCAGTACGCCTCCCAAGTACCTCCGCAGGGGGCCACACCCCAGGGTCCGATCGCTCCTC